CTTCGCCAAACGGATGCGGCAATTTCCGACCATGACCTGGTTGCGGAAAAACTGCTGCATCCGGATGCCATGGGGATGTTGGTACCCGGCAGGGACAAACATTTCTATTCTTCAGGGGCATTCAATCTTATTCAACTGATTTTCTATATTCTGAAACAGACCGGTCCGGCACATCTGCTGCTTACCACCTATTCCATATCCATGGACAGTATTGCGGCGCTTCATCGCAAGACGGAAGCGGGTGAACTGTTGTCGGTACGGTTTCTGATAGACAATCGGGTACGCAGCATCTCACCCAAACCATTCGATTATCTGGTAACTACATTCCCGGACAGTTACCGCTGCCTGGCGTTGCACGCGAAGGTAGCATTACTATATAATGAGAATTGGAAGATTACTGTAGTGGGCAGCCAAAATGCCACTCATAACCCGAAACTGGAACGTGGGATTATCCATACCAGTCCGGACATTTTTGATTTTGACTTTAAGATGTTAAATGATGAATTTGACGCAGCAGCAAAGTGATGAAATAGAGAAGATGGCATATCGTCTTATCCCACCAGGCTTGATTGCCATTAATATCGGTGTGGACGAAACGGATTTTACCCAAGAACTCCGAACTCAGGGTACTGAAATACGGGCGGCTTTCTATCGTGGGCATCTTCGTCAGATGGTCGAAGTACGTGAAGCAATCATCAAATCTGCCGTCAATGGCAGTAATCCGGCACAGCAGGAGCTGATTAAATTCTTTAAATCGCAACAGCGGTATCTTGAGTATGAGTAGTAATTTGACAGCATCCAAAAGCAAGGCCGCACTGGAGGAACAGTCATACGACCTTATACAGCAACATATCATTGACCCTGAGAACAGTCCGTTACCGGAACATTTACAGGTGCAGTGTAACCGGGTGTTGCAGATAGCCCGCCTTTTGGACGATTATCCGAACGAGAGCCATATTATCAATATCATGCTGGCAAAATACCGTATCTCACGTACACAGGTGCGTAAGGATATCGCCCTGGCAAAAGAACTGTTCAAGACACAGCATCAGTTTGACTGGGATTTCTGGTTTGCCTGGATGATAAAGGACCAAGTACAACTTATCCGGGATTGCAAGCTCAAGGGCGACCTCAAGCAATGGAACAATGCCAAAAAAGTGCTGCATCAGATGATTGGCGAGAAACCCGCTTCGGTTGAGGACCCGCGCCGCATGGAGAAGAATGTATTCTATATTCAAATCAACAGCATGGGGCAAAAGGTGGATATTCCTCTGGATGCCATCCGTAATCTTTCACAGGAAGAGCAAAAGGTTTTGGTGGATTCGATGTACACACCCATTGACGATGTACAGGCTGAAGAAATTATGAACTCATAAATATATGGAAATATGATTGATACATTGATTGTTACAATTGTGATGTGCATTGATACCTGTAACCTCTCGCCGGTACAGCATTCAATTCATTCCGCATTTCGTGAACTGAATATAAAAGAGGCTGTCATCCGGGCCGTGGAAGATACCCGGCAACGGGAACAGAAAGCCGGTAAACCGTACTGGCATGTAAGAAATTATTTGTTTGTCAATTCAAAATTCAGAAAACATTATGAAGAAATTAACCAATAAACGGCTTATCTCTTACCTGGTTGACCATAAGCATATTGATATGGTGTCAGTCAGCAAGACACAGATTGTCTGTACCGTGTCCGCCAAGTTCAAACCGGATGAAGTGCCGCAGTTACTTGCGGACACCGGACAGTCTATGCCCCGTATGACTTCTTCCGAGGGCGTGAACTACATTGTATTTCCACGCTATTGATATGCTGGTGCAATGGATGAGAACGTATGGGAAGAGGTCATTAAGGTCAATCCGGCACAGGCGGCATTCCTGGTAATGCCCTATAGGAGTGGATATGTCATCTACTCACGCGCTACGGGTAAGTCATTCATTACCGGCGCCGTGATAGATGACAATATCCGGCTTATGCCGCGTGGCATTACCACACTCACCCAGGCCACCATCGGCCAGGCGCTCACGAAAACGCTGCCTTCAGCTTTCAAGATGCTGGAGATGCTCGGTTACAAGCAATGGGACCCAGTCAGTAAAACCGGTGATTATGTGGTCTGCCGTCGTCCCATTGAGGGGTGGTACAAGCCTTATGAACATATCATGTCTTATGAATACGGCATCAGCTTCAGCAACGGACATATGCTCTATATACTTACCCAAGGCGGTAACAGCCGTGGACCGAATGCCGACTACAACATCACAGATGAAGCGTTGACGCTCGATAAGGAAAAATTCGACCGGGAAGCCGCGCCTACCAACCGCGGTAATGAGCATATTTTTGGGCGCAAATCGGAGCATCCGGTATTGAAGCATCATGGCAATACCTTCTTATCTTCCATGCCTTATACTCCGGAGCAGAAATGGTTACTCGAACCTGCCAAGTATTATGAAGAGGAACGGGACATCCGTCTGTTCGATGTTTGGAATAAGATTGTGCGGTTACAGATGCAGCTTATTGATGCACGCATTGCCGGTGATGCGGGAATGTTCAAGGAAGTCTGGAATGAGACCGTCCGTCTCCGTCAAAGCATTACGCCGTTCGTCTCACGGGACGGCACGCTGTTTATCCTCGGCTCCATCTTCGACAATATCGCCAATGTGGGCATGAACTACATCCTGAACCAGTACAAGGTGATGGATAAACTTTCCTTCATGATTGAGATATTGAACTATATGGTGGATAAGATTGACAGCTGCTATTACCAATTGGATGAACGGCATGTGTATTACAACGCGACCAATGATGACTATATACGGGACTTTGCCGAGGATACTGGCTTCGATTGGAAACAGTTGGGCAATAATGATGACAGCCGTCGTGACCTGGATTGTAATCCGAACCAGCCGATAGAGCTGACACCCGACTGGGGGTCCGCTGCCTCGTTCCTGGAAGTTGCCCAGGAGCGCAACTATGACTTTGTAACAAAGCTGTTGACGCATGAACCGGTGGACAACAATATCAACGAGTTCTTCGTCAAGCGTGATGAAGAGGACGATACCATGGTGAACGCGCTGATGGATAAGTTCTGCCACTATTATCGTAACCATATCAACAAACACGTACACTATTACCGTGACCGCTACGGGGACGCACGTCGTGCCAACAACAAAAAATCCTACAATGAGCTTGCAGTTGAGCGCCTGGAAAAACACGGATGGACGGTGGAGCAGCACACCCATGCAGGTATGGAACCGCCACAACATGATAAGTATCTGCTCTGGGCTTCCATTCTTGCAGAGAAAGACGAGCGGTTTCCGAAGAAGCGTTTCAACGGTTCGAAATGCAAGTATACACTCATCTCCATGAATAACACACGTGTTATTGAAGACCGTGAAGGACGTTTTGCCAAGGACAAGCGCAGTGAGCGCAACCAGTCCGTTCTTCCGGAAGAAGCCACCCACTTCGGCGATGCCGTGGATAAGCGTGTCTGGACGAAGTACGGGCACCTGCTCAGGCAGGCTTACGGGTTCGTAGATGCACGCATCTGATTTTCCTTACATACATTCGCAACGGCAATCGCAATGGATATGGCAGGACTTGCAATCTTTGCAAAGACAATCACAGCCTTTGAGGACAGGATACTGTACTGAATAAACGTCCGAGGGGGTGTGCCGCCTATCATATTTCCTTGTCTCTTGCGTTTCTTTTTGCGTTTTGGGATAGGGCGCGGTTGGGAGAAACGTCCGTTTCTCTTTCCATTCGGATGGAAAGCGGGTGTTATGTGTTCATATTTAGCGGAATATCTTTTTAATAACATTCATTAACTATTTCTTTGGTGCGCAAAATTCGTACCGAGAAAGCTGGTAATAAATCTGTTTTCTCGGTACGGATTTTGCGCGTTTAAGCGGTAAGAAGCAGCGGCTTCTTGGGTCTGTTCGCATCCATGCAGGTACGCCCGGTATTGTCTATTCAAAGGATGTACCGGGCAGAGCGGTATAGTTTTCAACTATGTATTGCAGGCTGTTTCCTTTTCTGATTGTCGCCCTTTATTTCTGTCTCCTATCACTACGCAGTTTCGCTTTTTTGTGCTGCAAAGGTAAATGTTGACGTCACTGGCTCAAGTTCAGGCTGGCGTTTCATAAAAAATCTCCACCCTTTGGGTAGTATTCAAGCCGTTCCGGTTTTCTGAAAAACTTGCTCCTGTTCCTTACAACACCTTTTGATGCAGCGTAAAAAAGGCGAAACATACCGCGTAGCGACAGGCGACGCAGAAAAAAAAAGCTCCAATCAGGGAAACAGCCAAATGAAAAGGCTCACACCCGGAAGCTCAAGGTTCAACATAAAATTTGCAGCATTATGAAAACATTCACTTACAAACAGGCTATCGAGGTTTTGAACAAGTATTTCAAAGGATACAAGGTATTGAGGAAGTTTGACGGTATCAGGGAACTAAGCATTCTTTTTCGGGATGAGAACGGGAAAAAGTGGGAACTGCTTTCAACGGCCGACCCCTATTTTCAGACGGTAGAGGATTTTGTAATCATAGAGGCTTAATATTTTAATACATAACATCTTAATAAATGGAATTATGAAAAAGGAAAGAGACGAGAAGAAAGAACGCGAAACACGGCTTCTGAAAAGGCAGCAGTTAAAAACATTGTCGCAGTCTTTGGTTGCCCGCAGGGAGATGGGCGAATACATGGGCAACGAGGATGATACGGTAAACGGTCTATTGCGGTTTTACTACGCTTGCAAAGGATACACCAACCTAAAGACTTTCAAGGAGTGGAAAAAGGAAGGGTTTACCGTTCGTAAAGGTGAAAAGGCACTGCTTATATGGGGAATGCCCGTTGCATCGAAAGCAGAGCGGGAACGCATCGAGGAACTGAAAAAACAAGGTCGGGAAGAGGATGCGAAAGAGGACTTTTTTCCGTTGTGCTACCTCTTTGCGGAAAGTCAAGTACATAAGTTGGAGAAATAGATTAATCACTATTATATAAATCATTAATTATTAACTTTTTAAAATTTACAAACATGGAAAAAGAAGTAAAAACAATCGGTGAAGAATTGACAAAAGCAGTAGAGACAATGAAAGAAGCCGGTAAGGCAGGGAAAGAAACCACAAAACAACCCGTGAAAGAGGAGAAGCCGGCCGATACACCCACCAAGGGTAAAGGGAAAAATTCTAAAAAGGATGAAGCGGCCAAGCTGCAAGAGGAGATAAACCGTAAGACAAAAGAGCTGGAGAAATGTCTGGCCGACCTTGAACGGAAAAAAGAGATTTCCCGCAACCGTACCGCATTTATCAACGCTATGGATAAACTCGATGAAGCAGCGGATAAATTGAAGCAGGAAGATACGTTTGAAACGGCGGTTTATAAATTGCGGTTTGCGGAAGCTTCGGGCTATGGCAGCAACAGCGATATTTTTACAATCTCCAACCGTTTTCTATTGGCGGAGTTCATTAAGTTTATGCAAAAGAAAATTCAGCAGAAAATCGAGGAGTTGGAGCAGCTTTTAATCAGTGAATAATAAGTACAGGATAGCCCGCTTTCGGGCGGGCTGCCTTTAATAAAATACGGATATATGGAAACTTTGTTTGATAGTGCTTGCCGCTACATGAGCGACAGCGAACTGATATACGAGATAACGAACAATAAGAAACTTGTTACCGAAGCGGAACGGCAAGGCGGGGAATATGATTTGAACGGATTGTTCTCCTCGTTGACGCCCGGCCGTAAAAAAGTGGCTACGGCTGCCATTGAACTGTACAAACGGCTGCAAAGCAGGCATAACGGGCAGGACGCCATCCGTTGCAGTCAGGATATAGATGCGCTTATACACCCGTTTTTGTGGGATTTGCCGAATGAGGAACTTTGGGTGATAGCCTTGAATACTGCTGCAAAGGTGATAAAGAAAGTACGGGTTTCGGTTGGTGGGATAAATCGGACAGCAGTAGACGTGCGGCTGATAATGCGCATTTTGGTGGAAGCATCCGCAACGCAGTTCGCTGTCGTACATAACCATCCGAGTGGGAGCAAACACCCCAGCAGGGAAGATGAAAACGTAACGGAACGTTTGAAAAAGGCGGGTACTCTGTTTGACATTCGTATGATAGACCATATAATCATAGCAGGAGATACCTATTACAGCTTTGCCGATGAGGGACGCTTATAGGGGGGAACGGGTGCGGGGCGGCGCCCGTTTCCGTTTGCTCGCACACTCACAAACGGAAACGGGCGTAAAGAGGTATTTTTTTTATTTTTCCGTTCCTTCAACCACGGAGGGGGATTTGTTTAAAGTTAAAAGGATATAATTTTATATCTTTTATTGGATGAATATTTGTAGGATATAAAATTATATCCTATCTTTGCAGCGTAATCAAAAAACAATATGATATGCCAACAGTTTTAATTTTATTCGGATTGAAATTTAAAATCTACACAGCGGAACACCAGCCACCGCATTGCCATGTCACCAGTCAAGACGGGCAAGCCAAGTTTGAAATCAGAGACGAAGTCAAATTGATAGAGAACAAAGGTATGAAGCCTAAAGACTTGAGTCTGGCAAGAGCGATTTTAGAGGAAAATCTGGAAGTTATCCAGGAAGAATGGAAAAAATTGCATGGGGATTTTTAATCCCCCATGCTTCCCAATATAAAGAAGGAGGTTGATATGAAGATTATTAAATTATGGTTTGAGAATGGTAGGATTTATGTAACCAATGACAAGGAGGAGACTTTGTACCAATCTTTGAAATTCTATCCTCGCTTGTTAGTGGCTACCGATGAGCAACGTGCAAAGTATGAATTTGAACCGTTTGGTATTCATTGGGATGACATAGACGAAGATATGAGCTATGAAAGTTTCTATTATGATGATACCAAAGAACCGGCTCCTGGCATTCAGGATGCTTTCCTTTCACATCCGGAATTGAATATCTCGGCGGTTGCCCGGAGGATGGGCATTCAGCAGAGTTTGTTGGCAAGCTATATAAAGGGGACGAAAACACCCTCACCGGAACGTAAGAAGCTGATATTGGATACTATCCATGATATTGGCAGTTCGTTACAGGCTGTATCATTTTAGATAGGAGAAGAGAAGCGTATTGTTGATGGGCTTCATTGTATAGGAAAGGAATTTATGGAAGTTGTGTAGTTATTGTTTGACAGACGTATTATGCAACGTTCTTTAAGGCTTCCACGGGTTGGAAGCCTTTTTTTATGTCCTATCCTATCTTATCTCCACACCTTATCTTTGTGTGAAAAAAGATATGATACGTTTTCTTACAAAATTCGTTGGTACCTACGGGTACGATTCACTGAAGGAGTTTTTCCTTTCGATAGCTCCGAGCTTCAAATACAACCTACAGCTTCCGGTTATTTCTTTCAGTGCCGTTACTGCGATAGTCAGCGAGTCTATAGGCATCACTCCTGTTCTGGCAATGGCCATGTTGGTAGCGATTGTTTCCGAGATGTGGACGGGCATCCGGGCAAGCAAAGTTCAGGGCATAGGTTTTGAATCTTTCCGCTTCTCCCGGTGCATCATCAAGTTGTGCATCTGGCTGGCCATCATTTACATTATCCATTCTTTCTATTTGGAAAGCAAGGTTATGGCGGAAGGTGACGTTGTCATGCTGCTGGCTACCGTATTCTTTTCCATCGCCAAAGTGTTTGTCATGACCTGGTTCTGCGTGGAGCATGTGACCAGCATATTGGAAAACCTTGCCGTTATTGACGGAAAACCGAAGGATACTCTAATTAAACAGGTAGAAATATTATGGGTGACGGTTACGGACAAATTCAAAAGGAAAGTTGATGGGACGGAACGCTAAGTGCATATTCCTATGTGCGGTTATCGCACTTCTTGCCGGCTGGACGGGACATTGGTTCGGTTCCCGCTCCCGGAGTATTGTCCGTGTTCCGGAAACGGTTGTCCGCCATGATACGATACGTTTCGCGGTGTCTGAACCGAAAGTAATTGTCAGGGAAATACCTGCTGATGTAGATACAACGGCTATATTGGCAGACTATTTTGCGGAGAGGTATTATTCGGATACAATCATAGAACGGCCATACCTGCGGGTGGAACTGGCGGATGTAATATCACATAACGCCTTGCTTAATCGGACAGTGGTAGTGGATTACAAGCAGCCGGTCATTCACAACAATGCCTTGACGGCAGGTATCCTGCTGGGACGCCACAGTTATATATTTCAGGTCGGGTACCGCCGTAAATCCTGGGAGCTCAGGGCTGGATATGACTGGTATAACAGGACTGCAGTGGTAGGCATATCTAAAGACATAAAGAGATGGTGATACAGGGATTTGATAACGGGAAGGTCTACTTTTCCGGTAATCTGAAAAATGTAGCCATTACCGGGGTGAATGAATATGTAGATATTGACCTGAATGTTGCAGGCACTGATGTAATGAGCCATGAAAGGTTCTACCCCGTAGCCGGCAAGGTCCTTCTGGCTGATTTTGGCAAGTTGATAGACTGTTATTTCGAATCCGCAGACTTTTCAATGCCGGGTGATGTTTATACAGGCAACGCACGGAATGTCCGTATCTACTGTCGGGATAAAGGCACAACGGCTGAAAGCAGTACTACAGTCTGGTATTCCAAAAATAGGGTCTCAACCGTCTCGCCTGAACCCGGTATGATTTATAGCTGGTATAAAAGTATAAATACCGCTATAGGTCGGGAAGAATACGTGCCGTTCTTTGCAGATGCCGCCACGACATTGCATATCGGTGTGGCGCATGTCCGTAACGGAGTGGAGAAATATACCCGAAAATCCGTTACGCTGGGTGGACAGACCGGAATGCTTGCTTTTCGGGTGTCTCCGGCGAAGATTGCATCGCTTTCCGGGGTTTCTGCCGATGCCATACTCTATTATGACGTGACTGTTACAGCTGGTACCGGCAGTACAGACCGAATCAGGTACTACATGGACAAGCATTATTACCGGAATACAAGCAATTTTATCTACCTCAACAGCTTTGGATTACCGGAGACTATTGCTTTTACCGGACTTGTGGAGTATAATCCCGAACTGAATGGTGAAATCGTGTCGCTCATGCAGGAGGATATGAGGATGGACCCCGAACTGTCGGATGTCAGAACAGTAAACAGCGGTTATCTCAGTATTGCCAAGTATAAAGCTCTGACAGATATGGTAACGTCCGCCGATATCCGTGTATATGATACTGCCGGGCAGAGAAAAATAGTGGTTACAGACGTGGATCTGCTGCACAGGCAGAGCGGAAGCGAGAAGTTCAGCGTTACTGTGACATATCGTCCTGCGGAACGCGGTTACATGGAATTTGAACGGATATGCAATGATAGGATAGGTATTTTTGACCGGACATTCGACTATACATTTAACTGATTCAATATGGAAACAATACGTAGAAATCTGGCTCTGGCCGACATGGATATCCGCACGGACGAACGCGGGCGCCGGCGCATCTTTTCAATTAAGTTCGTCAGCAAGGAAGGCAGGGTGTATTTTATTCCCCAGGCATACGCATGTGGTGCCGGACGCATGAACATGAAGGAGTACCAACTCCGGGGCGTACAACCCTGTGATTGCAAAGGTAATCCCGAAGGACATCCGTATCCGGTGGATATTGACCTGATACTGGAATATAACAAAATGAAAATCGTATTCTGATGAATATACTGTTTAATTCAAGTGGCATTCCCCTGCTGATGCAATCCACGTATATATTCGGTGAGACGACGGGAACACCACAGAAGGAGATGAAAGAACGTGCCAGGATTCTGGCGCCGTATGACCAGTCGAACGCCAGTTATATAGACATCGACGGGGTGAAAGTACGTCCCTGGGGAGATGGAAACGATTTCCCGCAGAAGGCGGCCGAAGAAATCGGGAATACCAGCGTGCTCAACACCGGGCTGAAATTTCTCCGTAACCTGACACTCGGACAGGGTATCTATCCTTGCAGGGTGGACGGTTACGACGACGATGGCAATGAGCTGCTGAAGCCCGTTGAGGACAGCCGGGTACAGGCTTTTATCGCTTCCCGGAATGTAAGGCGCTACATGGAAAAGGTACTTCGTGATTATCTGAAGTTCGGTAACGGAGCTGTCCAGTTCGTACCCTCGGCAGCTGCCAACTCTTTTGCCGGCATCAATCCGGTCAATGCACTTTACCGCCGCTATTCCGAGATGGACGGATACGGCGCCTGCAAGTGCATCGTTTCCGGATATTGGCCACAGCGTCCGGACAAGGGGCAATACACCAGGCTGGATGTATTGTCCGAATATGACCCACAAATGCACGCCGAGGTACTGAAGTTTGCCGGAAAGATGAAGGATGGTTTCATTATGCCGGTGCGTGACAGTTGGAGCAATGATGACCTTTACGGTATGCCTATCTGGTGGCCCGCCTACGTTTGTGGATGGGTGGAGATAGCCCATCTTATCCCCCATTTTCTCAAGAAAGCCTATAAGAACCAGATTACCTGGAAATGGCATGTGCAGATACCGTATTCCTATTGGGAGAAAAAATATCCGTCCAAGGACTATTCAGCCAAGGAACGTGAGGCGGCCATACAGAAGTACATGGACTCTGTGGAGCAGAACCTTTGCGGCCCAGATAATGCGGAAAAACCCATCTTTTCACATTATGCCGTAAATGAAATGAACGGCAGGATTGAGGAAGAATGGAAAATCAAGCCGCTGGAGAATAAATACCAGGGCGGTGACAATCTGCCGGTATCGGCAGCCGCCAACTCGGAAATTCTGTTTGCCCTGATGGTCAATCCCAATGTGCTCGGTGCCGGTATGCCCGGTGGTACATACGCAGGCAATCAGGGTGGTTCCAATATCCGCGAGGCATTTCTCGTGAATATAGCCAATGCGTGGATTGACCGGCAGAATATCCTGGACCCGATAGAACTCTACATAAAGATAAACGGTATGCCGGAATGTGAGTTGCGTTTCCGTAATACAGTCTTAGTAACTCTTGATACTGGCAGCGGTACCCAAAAAACATTGAGCTAATGATATTCAGTGCAGAAAAATGGAACAACGGCAAGGAGTTGAAAGCGGTGATGAAGGTGAACACCGCCATCTCCTTTGACATGATGGAAGCACCTCTTCGGAATGCTTTCCGGCAATACCTTGTACCGCTATTGGGCGATGCGATGGCGGGTGAAGTGGTTGAGATATACAGATTCGGTCCGAATCCGGATGTACTGGAACAGAATACTGAAGGGGCAACCGAACGAGAGAAGCTGGACAGTTGCCTGTTGGAGATTTGCAAGCGGGCAAACGCGAACCTGGCGTTCTGGAATGACTTTGATGAAATCAGCATGCGCATCACCGATGCTGGCTTCCAGCGACAGAAGTCTGACAACAACGAGTCATTCCAGCAGGTGTATAAGTATCAGGAAGATAACCTGCGGACATCGTTACGGAACAAAGGATTCAATGCGCTTGACGAACTGCTTGAATTCCTGTATGCCCATATAGCGGAATATCCGGAGTTCGCGACCTCGCAGGCTTATCAGGACCGTAAATCCGCCATCGTTCGCAGTACCGCGGATGTCAATGACGTCTGTTTTATTAACGGCAGCCGGATTATCTTCCTGCGCTTGCAACCGCATCTGAAGTTTGTCGAGGAAATGCTGCTTCAGCCGGCTATCGGTGACAAACTGTATGAACATCTGATTGATGGGTTGGTCAATCAATTTGAAGATGAAGGGCGGCGGAAAGATGTGGAACGTCTGCGCCTGGTCTGTTCCCGCTACATTGTTGCAATGGCGGTCAGACGTCTGTTGATGGAAACGGGTAGCATAACGGACCGGGGACTATACTTTACTACGGTACAGCCAGGTGAAAAAGGAAATGAGGAAAGGAAACCTGTCGATACGGAACGGATAGCCATACAGATTCAGAACCTGAAGGCGGATGCGGATATGTATATGACGGCTCTGCTAAGGACGGCACGCAGTTATTTTTCAGAGCTGTATGTCGGTGACCCCAGGAGGATATTCGACCGGAACAATGACCATAAACATACATTCTGGACATGAAAGAGCTTCGCATTGAATACAGCAGCTTCGGCATCCGGCGTGAAGTGACATGCCCGGTACCGGAGAAATGGGAAGAGCTGACACCGGAACAGTTCCTGCTTGTGTCGCGGCTGTATCTTCAGGAAATGGATGAATCATCATTTCTGAAGAAGTTCTATTCTCTGCCGTCCGGAGCCGGTTCCGACAATTATTACAGGTATAAGTTGGGCGAGCTTGTGGAATTCATCAGTGACTGTCGTGTCCGGATGGACCGCTTCATACTTTCCGATGTAGCGGGACTCAAGGCGCCGGGTGAACGTTTGAAAGGAATGTGTTTTGAACATTTCATGCACGTGGACACGGCTTTCAACCGATATGCCCGTGACGGCAAGGATTCCTCACTGGATGTTTTCGTGTCAATGTTATATCTGAAGGACAACGAGTATATTGTCCTACCGTCAGGAGGAAAAAGCGGCTTATTTAGCCGTCAGAAACCCCTGATATTGCAAAAACGGGTAATGAAAGTGGCAAAGATTGACAAGCATGTCAAATACGCTATATTCCTGAACTACGTTTTTGTCAAGAGGTGGCTCTCGAAGGCTTTTCCTTTCCTGTTTCCGCTGGATGACGAACGGGAACAGAAGGACGAGCAAAAGAACGAGCAAAAGAAGCCGGCTGCACCGTCAGTCAATTGGCTCGACATATTCGATGCCTTTGTCGGTGACGATGTGGCGGTCATGGAGAAATACCAGGCAATGCCGGTGGCAACCGCATTCCGCCTGCTTAATAAAAGAATACGTGATGCTCAAAAACAGAACAAATGACATTTTCAGAGTACATAGAGAATTTGGCCGAAAGGCATGTTGACATCCGGCACAAGGAGAACGATGAGGTGCACTTCCTCTCATCCGAAAGGGAGAAGCATACGGCATTGGACAGTGTGCTCCATTATCCGGCGGTGATTCTGGACCGTGGTTCCGGATTCGGTTACGGCGGTGGTCCGGGAGCTTATAGAAAAGACCGGAATTACCTGTTGTTTGTAGTGGAACATGTATCAGACACTTCTGATTATGTTCAGATAGAAACGGTTCTTGAAAGGTGTGAACGTATTCTTGACGAGATACTCAACCAAATACTTGAAGACAAACGGAAGAACCGCCAATGGTTTGCTTTCTCACTTGAAGAGGTGGGAGCGGATTATGTTGTGAACTCCGATAACCAGCTCTACGGAGTCATTGCGGCAATACCGTTGTCCGAACCTTATAAGTCTATAAACTGCCGTAAGGCTTTCTTATTGGATAAAATTTTTGACGAAAATTTTGATAAAACTTATAAATGATATGGCTACACAGTCTTATGAACAGTTGATTTCCGGGGCAAATAAAATCAGGAAGAATGAACTACCGGAATCCAATACGGCCGGACTGGTCGGGGAACAGCTTCTCCAAATGGTAAACAAACAGCAAGAAGAGCATCGGCAGAGGGTAAAAGGAACCACCGAGTACAATGTTTCCGTCCAGAATCCTACTTCGGGAATTGACGGGAGTAACAAGTACGGTCTGAAAGGCGCTATTGCCCAAGTTCCGCAAGAACTTAGAAACATC